CGCGGGGATACCTACTACAGGAGATTAGTTACCTCCTGAGACTTCATTCGAGACCTCCGAGGAGATCTCGCTTTCAGTCTTTACGCCTTGCAAAGCTTTTAGTAGTTCATCTCTCTCCCCCTCAGACTTCGCGAAGTCTAAGATTGGAGTTTCGATTACTAATTGAAGTTGCTCAAGAACAACGAATTGTTCCAGTATCATATTGTCGTCCTCCACGGAGGACGTAACTTTGTCGAATAGCTTGTAAAGCCTCTGTCCAAAGTTTCTCCCTGTCTCATCACGCTTCAACCTCGCATAACCGAGGAAGGCTGGAAAGCCGTCAAGAATAAACATATCCTTGACTGCTGTCCAGACTTCTCTGGCCATGATAGGCGGAGGCCTGGTGAGCATGGAGTCTTTATACATTACCGGGAACAAGTCACAATCGCGGTCAATAATGTCACCCACGAGGTTCTCCAAGACTAGGTCTTGGAGCACTTCTTGGGCTTCATAGTCAGCAAATTGAGAGATTTTACGTAAAGGTTTTGCTAGATCCGTTGGTAAGAAACTCATAATATATGAGTCCCGTACCCACGAACCTATCTTTACCTTGACGTCAAATAACTCTAACGTGCTGTGATAGAGAAGGGAGGAATAAAATTTATCTGAAGAAACGCTCGCGTTCCTTTCGATGAAATCTGTTACTTTCTTCTCACACTGTTTATCACGAATTGTACCTATATCCAACTCGTCTAACCCCTCGGGGCAGACAACCGGATTATATATAGTTCTGATGCTCTTGAACTGGTGTATACAATCGGGTAAGATGTAGTTTGCTATCACCGTAGGCGACGGCGACTCTTCAACTCTACGATTTTGTATATGGAATATGAGGTTTGGGAATGAGCACGGGTCAGATAGCCCATCGAGAATTACTCGAGGAGATATCGGACTAATGTCCACTCCATTCATCAGAATCCTTTTACATATTTCGCAGACATATAAATTTTCTCCAAGTGACACGTCGCTTGAATAACCTTTATATTTAGATTGGGCTACTCCCAAAACATTTGACATCACGATGTCATATATTTTTGAAATAGCTTTTGATCTAGTTGCAGAATCATCGCCAACTACGACGAATGCAGGATTACTTAACTTACGACTGTCCGGAAGTGATAGGTACTTTTCGATAGAAAGGTAGAGAGCTATTTGCATAAAATGCATGAGATACCATGAGGTGTAGAACCCCATGGGATTTCCTGTGTTGTATCGCAAATATCTATCTCCAATTTTATCGTAGAAATCCCGGTCACGCATGAGTGATACCCAGGCGTTACCGAGATCTGTACCAATTATCGCTACACATATTTCTCCGAGGAGATCTATAGGTATCGAATCCGTTGCAGTCGTCAGATCTTTGGAAAACGGAAAACTTGTTTTCGTCCATTCTCGGCATTGATCGATTGCCTGTTGTTGGTTCGCTGAACCATCAAAAGACCATCGTTTAACACCTAAGTATTGACGCAAATAAGTCTGTAATCCAATGAGTGCAGATTGCGTGAAGAAGTCCCCGGAGGCAAAGACTCTTTCTTTCCACCATGGCTCACCCTGTTTCAGGTTGAGACATGAGTGGTAAGAATCTTTACCGTCGGTGGCCCTCGAATCTCGCATTTCTAGGAAGTCTGGATCTGTTTCATAGTC